CCCAGTCAGACGAATCTACCCAACTTTCGAAGTCAAATTCACCAAGCACGGAATCGATTTTACGAATTATTGCATTATGCAATAATCCGCCAATCTCACGTTTTATAGTGAGGTGGTGATATCCGCGTTGATTGATTGACTTACATGCCAGTTCAGCTTCACGGAACTTTTCTAGGGCAACTGCCTTTTTATCGATGTTAGTCGACAAAAAGGTAGCCTTAGATAGGAACTTAGTAGCTAAATAGGCATCTCGAAAGTCCTTAGGATCAAGAAAATGATCCGGATTGATTTCCAGCTCTACAAGCTGTTTATGTTCGTTATTACTGAACAATAACCAGCAAGTAAGAGCCCGAGGACAATCAAGGCCAGAGAGGTAGAGTTCAACGACTTTTGTCGTAGCTCCTTGTACGATCGACAAGATGCACCCCATTTCTGAGCTAAAGCTCGGAATAGTTTTGTAACAGAGGCAACTCCGAAGTTAGTAAACTGCTTCGAGGTTGTCCACGGCTGCAGCAAACTCGGCTCCATCATTCAGAAAATAAATGAGGTGGCCGATTAGCAGGTCACGCTGAGCTTGCGTACTCACTTTCGGGAATACGCATTCAACGTTGACTAGGCACTCCCCGATCTTCAGGGAAGTATCTACCGTGTCCATCACCGGGTGCATAAGTTTGACTTGTACACGGGCGACTTGGCTCCCTTTCGACGGTTGGCGAACAGACATGGAAAGCCGCTTACGAGCATCGATGATGCTGTTAGCAGCATACCACGTTGCAACGCCATTTGCGTCGATTGAGGAGGGGTTGTAAGTAACAGTTCCAGTCGCTGCCGTTGGTGTGGTCAGCGAGCCGTCCCAGTTACGTCCATCTGTGCCGGCGAATGCCGTCATAAAAACTCCTACTTTTTCAAAAGTTGGACAAAAAGAGCTACCGCAGATGCGACGTGGCCGCTTGATAGTGGGTTCTTAAACGATGGGAGAGGGACCTCTGGAAGAGTAATAACTTCTCTCTTACAGAGAAAACTACCCCTCTCTAAAATCGATAAGAGATTTAACCACTGCAAGTAGCCAGCACCACCTCTGTTAGTGAGACCCGCCATATTAATTAGCGGGAATTCACTAGGGGCAAGCCCATCGTTTGCGGTGAGATTTACAATTCGATGGTATTCTTCATGAATAGTCACCGTTTTATAAGTCTCTACCACTTCCAAGCCATCTAAGGCGCACAAACTCTGCAGAAAGTCGCCAATTGGTAAAAACCAATCAACGACAAAACTGAAGGGTACGAGCTCCCAGATGACATTCTTTGGGTTAGTGAAGCCCAAAGTTGCTGCTTGGCGGGTTAGTTCGAAAGGAATCTGAAATGACGTGCCATATTTGACACGGATATCAGCCCTACGTATAACCGTACGATACGAAGTGTCACCTAGAGGAACTGTTACAGCTTTCTCGAAGGTGTGCTTCGCATGGCCATTGGATTTAAGCGGTGCCATCCGAGCAATATACTCGGCTAGCTGTTGAGCGGCGCCCTGTAAGTCGCCAATCAACGGCTTAATTCCATACTTCCACGCGAGGTAATCATTCGCTAACTCTTTACGAGAGGTAGGGAACAATATCTTGAAAGCAGACCAAACATCGAGCTTCTTCAAAGCGAAGATGCTCTTTGCAAGTCGCTTCGCGATATCGACGATCATATTGACCGTCAATAACCCTTGTGAAAGTTCAGTGAATAAGTCAACTTTCTGGTTTTGAAGTTTGAGGAAATGACGACGTAAGGCAATTTTGCTTACGCCTTCAATTTCATCTTTCCAGAATTCCAGAAGAGCAGCTTGACTCATCACTTCATCATCCTTAGTTTCAAAAGTAGGGTCAGAAGTGTACCCTACGCTTGACCAATCGATAGTAGAAAAATTACCGGTTAGTGAAGCATAGCCAAGGATGAAATCGTTACTTAAGTAATTGGAATCAGTACATGGGGTATTAAACTTATAAATAACCCCATCACATGTTCCGTTTACATAAGCGGTTT